TGCGTTATCCCTTTGATTTCTGTCAGTGTTCGAAAAATGCACAGTCGTTTGTCTAACGCACAAAAAACAAAAAAATCAGCATCAATGGCTAAATACTCTTTGGTCTTATTTCTTCCTCGCCGCACGCCAAAGTTGTACCGTTTATCGGGTTGCGCTTTGTCGGCCGACTTCACCTGGCATTTCAAAACAATGCCAGAGTCAAGAGCGATGATTAGATCAGGACCATCCTGACTATGCGGTGGACTGATAGATGCTATCGACTTGACAAGTCGTTGTAGCACGCTTGCGGCAAGAAGTTCACCGCTTGAACCAATTTTAAAATTGATAACACTCGGCCCGTCACTTTGTTGATTCGCGCATCATGGTGAGAATTAACGCTGTGTCTGCCTTAATGTCTGTCACTTGACCTTCGATGTTCGTCACTTTCATTTCTAGCTTCGCTTGAGTTAACTGAAGATCCTTTACATCACTCTCGACCACCTCAATGCTTTCCGTGTTGTCTTCAATTTCCTCTGCATTTTGCTCTGTGCTCGAGGTCACATTGGAATAGCTGAAGATGCCGGCAACGACCAGCGTAAATACTGGCAAAGCATTTACTAAAGTCTTAACGTCTATTTGCATTTGCTTCACCTTTTGTCAGTCAGGCTACATTATTGGCCGCTTTTCGATATCAGGAAAGCCACCCTTTGCGGCCTTGGGCCAATCGCGCAGCGCAGTCCGATAGGTTTTCCATTTTTCGTGGTCGGGGTGATCAACCAGGTGCGCTGGATGTGAATCCGAATCGCGCAGCATTTGATCACGAAGAATTCGAGCCTCTTCTTCAGCCGTTGGCGGCTCAGAATAAACGGTTTTAAGAATGTGATTACCTCGATATTCGGTTATCACATCACCCGCCTTGTGATCGATAGTACCGTCTTCTTTTGGCTCTCGATCTTCTTCCGCAGCCGTCGCGTTAAAAATTATTTCACCGTAGCGCATTTTTTCTCTCCTATTCGGTGTCGATTATGTTTAATACAGAGTAGAAAGTTGATCCGGCAGCAAACCATCTGCCTCGCCAAACTAAACTCTCTTCAAACGGCAAATAGTTCTGATAATGCTCGGCGGGAATGTAGTTAGGGTAGTTATACCCCCAAGTTTGGGGAATGCCAGTGGTCGAATTATCAACACCGTGGTGCCAAACAACCACACCATCGATGACAAGCTGAAGATTGATGTGATACCCGCTGCTGCCGTTATATCCACTGCTGAAAATCGGGCCGTGAACCAGTGCCCCTTTGCCTGTGACGTTGAACATTTCAACCCAGGTTGCATTATTTGCAATCGTGCCGCTGAATCTGTGTGTTCTCTGATATGTACTTCCACCATAAAGGTCTCCATAGGTGTTATACCAGTTTTGGCTTATATTTTGTCGCCAATTGGCAGCACCAGCATCCGCACCATAGTCGGAAGGAGTAAAGGTCTTCAATTTGCCTTTGAAGCGGTTTTTTGCGTCTTCTTCATTAAGAGCACTACCCGCAACTTTTAAGGCGTAATATTCGCCATTTTTGCTTGCGAAGGCATTCGCTGGCAGCACGACCGAGCTCGTTGCTCCTGGGAATAGACCCACTTGCAGCCCAGTACTTCCGGCAGTTTGAGCGTTTAAGGCTACACCGACAGCTTTTTCAGTTTGCAGAGAGTGGGTAAAAAAGCCTAAGTCAAAAATGTCATAAGTTATTGGACCATAGACACTGGCGTTTGAATCTAAAATAACTTTATTCGCACCAATGGTAATGCTTGTACTGTGAACGCCCTTCGTACCCCCAAGACCTAAAATGCTTGTGTTTTGACCGCTAATCTCACCGGTGTTTGCATTAAATTTCACAAACCATTGGTCGTCACTGACACTTGTTGACAATGCTACGCCTTTGTTGAAATAGATTTCCGTAGCACTTTTAGCTATGCAATTAACATGGCTTTGCCAGTTAGATGCATTGTTTCCGCTTGTAAAAGCAACATTAGTGCCCGTGGCTCCACCTGTTTTGGGCGAACTAACGCTAACAATACCGCCAGACTCAGTAATATAAGGCGATGCGTTAAAGTCACAAGCGTAGCGTTGCATTTCCATTGTAGTGCCATCGCCAATCACCAGGGCGAACTTGACGTTGGTGCCTTGGGAACAAGGAACAATGTGTGAGTATTTGGCATCACCGGCTGTCGTAAAATTGGACACGGGTGTAGCCGCATTTTGACTTGTCACCGTTACCGCGCCGTTACTCGCAAGAACGACTTTGTAAACTTCAAAAGTGTCAACAGCCGCTTGCCGATGCATGATTAGCAACGCCTCGCCGTTGGCTGCGTCAGTCACGATCAATTTGTAAGTAGGCTCTTGATAATCTGCACTCGATGCGTGTGAATAGGTGAAAGCTGTACTAACACTCGCACCCCCTGGGGCAGATTTGTTGTAAGCCATTGTGTGGATTTGTAAACGAGGGGCACCCGCCGCACTTGTGCTGTTTTGCAATCCTGTGGCAGCCCACACCAGATAGTTGGTTGAGCTTCCCGTTGCACTCATAAAGGCAGCCCCACCTCGGCCCATGTCCCAAGGGTTCATGTAATTACCTTCAAGCCCCGCGTTGGTTGAGCTCGTCACATTTAAAATAGTGCCGTTAGAGTTTTGCACCTTTAAAATAAACATGATTGTTCTGTAGTAACTTTGAGAATAGGTTTTATAGCCTAACAGCGCAGCCACATAGGTCACTGTGCCGTCGTTTTCGAGCTCAACATAATGAGCGTTTTGATAATAATAAAAAGAATTTGCATTTGAACCAGATGTTGCGTGCTGGGTTGCAGTTACATCAGTCACATTGACCATAGACAACGTATTATTTGTCGTTGAATAGGTCGCCCAAGTGATCGCATTGGTTTGGCTTGTCGGGTTTGGCGTAGAACCCCATCCAAAGTCAAGGAAATAGCCGTTAGACATCATACAGCCTGGCGTACCAGCAACAGTTGCATTGTTATTTCCAGGGCGATATGACATGGCCGTGGTGTAAGAACCTCTTGTGGTGTTATACGGTGCCGTGTTGTACGCAACAGAATAAAGAGGGCCCTTCATCGCGGAGCGAAGTTTGTTGGCAAACCCAACCCCGCCATCGGCTAACCGCAACCCATCACCCGCAGCAATGTCAGAAAGAGCCGTTTGACCCGTTATCGTCGCGTAAGCATCGCCGCTGCCACCAAAAAAATCGCTTAAATTACTCATTTAGTTTTTCCTCTCTAGTAAACTCGCCATCCGTGGGTGGCCCCGTGAAACATCGCTCGAATCACTGTGTTTCCTTTGTTAATTGTCAGGTCTTCATTAAGACCCATAATTTTATTTCCATTCCTGGCAAGAACAGTGTCCAAAAAGTTCCCTCCAATCGAAATATACACCACGCTATTGCCCGCTGTCGGAGATGCCGGCAACGTGACGGTCTTTCCAGCCGCGGTTACGTGCACAAATTCATCGTCAACAATGGTTTTATTGACCGCTGTGGTCGTAGCGTTGGGGTGTTTAGAATAAGTTGCTGCAGCACCTGTCACAGCAGCGACCTGGGTGGTTCCAGCGGTGTTGACGTTGCCCACCTGGGTGGTGCCCGCCGTGTTAACTGCCGTTACCTGGGTGGTGCCCGCCGTGTTAACTGCAGCCACTTTTGTATCGCCGGCAGCCGTAATTTCGGAAACCGAGGCTGGGACCGTCATCGCTTCGACGGCTTTACCCAGGTAGACCAGGTCTTTAGAGTCGCTGGCCGCAGCCGCAAGAGTTTGAGCTTTTGTGTCGATCGCCGTAATCAGCGTAGTAAAATTATAACTCATTACACAATTCCTAAATTAAGTAGTGATTCATCTTCAAGGGCGGTAATTCGAGCCAAATCATCTGCCGAGGCTCCTTCCAGGCTCACCCATGATGAAGCTCCGTAGCCTTCAAAACGATCCAAAGTTTGGTTGTAGAGCAAACGGCCTGTCGCACCAGTTGGGCGATTGCCCGTGGTTGTAACGGGTATTTTGAAAATGGTCGTAGTGTCAAGATTGTCAGCGGTTAAGGTGGCAACCGTTGTTCCAGAATTTAACGTAAGGCTTCCAGCCGGTCCCTGGTTGCCTTGTGGGCCAGTAGGTCCAGTAGCCCCGTTTGTTCCATCAGCACCTCGTAAATCTCCGGTGCTAAAACCTATCCCGTCGGCAGATGTGAACGTCACAACACCGGTCGAACTCGAATATGTGCCTCCGGTAAAACCTGGTCCGGTTGACCCAGTTGATCCCGTGGTGCCCTGGGGCCCTTGCTGACCTGTCGGTCCCTGGGGGCCAGTTGCACCAGTGGAGCCTTGGGGGCCCGTGGCCCCGTTTGTCCCATTTTGCCCCGCAGGGCCTGTATTTCCTGTTGGTCCCGTATTACCAGGGACACCCTGGATGCCTTGAGGGCCTGTAGGGCCCTGGGGTGCCGTTACCCAGGCGGATCCGTTGTAAAAGCGTAGGAGCTCAAGTGTGGTGTCGTAGTACAGTGATCCGGTCACTAGCCCTGTGGTTGGGGCCGTCGTAAGAATACCTTTCCAGGTCGAATTAAAACTGGCTAACGAATTAGCAGCCGCGGTCGCACTAGCCGCTGCGTTTGTCGCCTGGTTTGATGCCTCATTCGCTCGAGAATCTTCGAGCGTTTGAGCACTGATGCTGTTATAAAATCCTGTCATTAACTATACCCTGCCGCTATATAAGGTGTAGCACCGCCAAATTCAGCTTGCCTGGCGTGAGCCAAGGTTGCTGCTAGATGTTGCTGATAGCCCATTTCCCAGCGGCTTCCGTCGGAATCTAAAAACTTTGCCGCTTCAATTAAAGAGCCATAAAGATAAAGCTCTGGAACTGTTTGTAGTAGATCGTTTGTCGTTACTGTGGTGCTTAATGCTGGCACCTTATAGTAGTAAATAACTTTTAGCCGGTCCGTCGCCGTCATAACGGGGATCGGGTGAAATACGACATCGCTTGCCTCCCTGGCAAAACTGGTCGGATTGCCGGAAGAGCTTGTTTGACTTCGAAGCATGGTCAAACTTATGCCACTCAGTGGCTTGCCGTTCCAAAAAACTTCTTTAAATTCGATGAAGTCTGATGGTAGCGTTGCGTGTCCTACATCATCCGTCACTACAAAGGCAACTTTTTCGATGGTGGGAATTCTGATGTCATGCACCAATCTATTCTCAGTCATTCGAATAAAGTCTGGGATGTAACTTGATAAATCAGCGCGATTTAACCAGTTCGCAACCCCAGCTTGCAGTTCCGCATAAGTGGATAAGCTCACAACCGACCGCCACCCGTTCTAAGGTAGGCATACTCTGGCGAATTTAGCTTCAATCGCATTCGCCTTCGGTCTTCATCATTTGGAGCCATCACGTTAATGCCTTCTTTCATCCATTCCATCACTACCACACTTGGTATCCTGGCAACGTGTTGCATTTCAGCTTGCTTGGGCTGGTCGGCATAAGCCGACCTGGCCCTTGCATTGCTTTCAAGAATCGGGGCAACGTCTTGTGTGTGCTGAAGAGTGACTTTATCGTCATGCTTACTGTGATGCAGCTTAACCTTCAGTTCATCACTCACTTTTTCTTGCCCTTATTCTTGCTTTTCGCTGCCTTTTTGGCGGCAGCCTTACCCGCTTTTGTGTAAGGGTATTTTCTACCAGATACCCGAGGCATTAAGCAGTTAACGCCGCTACACAACCAGACGCTTTCTCTGATTCACAAACCAAGGTGAGCTCAGTCAACATTTGACGCTTCTCACTGTCGCCTGTTTTCGCCAGGGTGATAGTCTGCATAGGTCGTAGAACCGCTCGACTCCAGTACTCAGTATCAAGACATAGCACCGTGTTTGCGTTTAAGAAACGATTGGGAACAACCGCTGCTTCGCCGCCAAATGGACTAACATAAACGTCTACGAAGTTAACGATTTTAGAGCCGGTGTCGAAGTTTCGATTTCTTCCAGAAGCAGCCGCAAAACCCGCCACGATCGTAGCGTGTGAAGGGGTTACTTGGATCTGATTGACATTACCGCCTTCCTCAAAAGTGGACTGCAGAACGCCGAGCATCAAAGCTTCCGTAAAGGTTCTGTTACTCCCTGCTGTAGAAGTTGTAGAACTCGATATTTGATTTTGTGCTGACTTAAGCTGCCGTGCAGTAGTCGCGTTACCAGCCGTTCCAGCTTGCCCAGCCCCGACGAATGCGTGCTCTATGTCTCGGCGGCATTCTCGGCCTTTAGCGGCGATCTGAAATTGTAATTCTGAAGCGCGACCATATTGCTCGGTGGCTTCCACGGTGCCAGAGGCTTGAACAACCTTGCTAAAAATTTGCGTGTGGTTGGTCTTCATTGTGGTTTGCTCACCCGCGGCCGTGCCAGCATCTGCCCCTTCCACCGCTGCATTGGTTGCAACTGCCGCCAGGGAGAATTCTTGCCACTGGTGAAGTGTTTGAGTCGCCGTGCTAGTACCAATGCTAGACGTAAAAGGCGTTTCCGTGGGGCTAATGTCGTAGATAATATCTTCTACGTCGAGTTTTGCACCCACCTCGTCATATGTTTTAAATGTACCTGAAATTGTAGCCATTACTAAAAATCCTCATCATCTGTTCATCAAGTTCGAAAGAGCATCAACGGCATCACCAATTTTTCCAGAGTCCTTAAGCTTGGCTCTCGATTTACGGTAGGTTTCACTTCTGCCCACCGCTGGGGGTGTCGCTTTTTTGCTCGACAAAGTTTTTTTGCCTTGTGACTTCACTTTTTTGTTAGTCACAGTGGCTGCTCGGTCGTACAACATTGCTTTATGCAAGGCAGATATCACACGATGATCATCAATAAGATTAAATTCTTCCTGGGAAACGCCCAGGCCGCTTACAGCATATTTGCCGATATCGCGGTAGAGATCAGTACCCCAGTTTGGGATTGTGTGTCTTAGAACAGTCTTTGATTCCTCGGCTTTTGCCCTGGCATCTTGAAGGTCTTGTTCTTTCTGCTGCTTGGCCTGGCCTTCGAGCCAATCGTACATTTGTCGTGTTCGATCGTACTCGGCTTTCGCCTGGCTATATTGCTCTGGTGTATCAAGAGCCGCCTTTTCCCAATTTACTCCCGAAAAACGGGACAAATCGGCTCCGGCTGCGTTAAGAAGGGCGTTGAGTGTTGATTCGTAAGTTCTTTTCCTGTCGGCGTTTGACTTACGTTCTTCGGCAATCGCTTGCGTCTTCTTTGTGTAGTCACTCTGCCGCAAGTAACCTAGTTTTGCCTCTTCCAGGGAAACGGATTCCCCATCAATCTGCAAAAGTCCTTCGGTTACAAATTCCGGTTCGGATGCCTCGGTTTGTTCTTCTTCTGAAGAGTCCTCGGTTTGTTCTTCTTCCGGCTGCAGTTCTGTTGTGACTTCTTCGTCGATGATTTCGTCAGAAACCATCTCTTGCTCGACTTCTTGATTTGGATTTTCGGTTTGTTCCTCACCTGGTGAGGAGTCCGGTTGGACCAACGCATTAAGTTTCGCTACTGCGTCTTGAATTGAGTCTCCGGTTGGAGCTTGCTCGGATTCAGACATTTATACACCTCCATGTTACTACGAGTCTGGTTGAGATTGCAACTCTCGGTTGAAATCTGAGATACGGTTAGCAAATTGCTGCACAAATAGTTGTCCCGATTTGAACATCATATAAAGTCTTTCGCGCTCCTCCTTGGCCTCCGGCGGTGTTTGCAAAATCTGATTCATAATGTCAGCGTTCATACTTTCAAACGCTTTATTAAAAATCGGATCCTCGAGCATTCGCTGATTTTGCTCGGCCTCACCCTTCAAATCGACTATGTCATCACTCATTGCTTATTTCCTTTTTTTTAAAAGTTCTTCCTTTTGGTGGCAGCGGCATTGTGGTGTCCTTATCCAGCTTGCCATCCTTCCAGGCTCGATATTCCTCAAAGACCGCTTTTGTCGATCTCTTTTGTTTTTTTCGGGCCTTTACGTTTTTAATGTAGTCTTCGAATTGGCTCATATCTATCCTACTGACACGTTTCTGTTTTGCGTTTTTTCGAGCTCGAGCTCTTTTTCACTCATTTCCATATCGTGATTTGTCTTCTCGGTATCAAGCAATAGTCTTGAATCTTTCTCCTCCTGATCAAACTCCATCTCGGTGGTTTCAAGAATCATCTTGTTTTGCTCTTTAACAACATCGAGCTCTAACTGACCCTCGAGGACCGCTACCTGGCGGGCAGTCATACCGGCCTGGAATTTCTCCATCTCAGCTTGCTTTTGGCTCATTTCAGCTTGCTGCTGCTGGGCCATTTGGGCTTGCTGCTGGGCTTCGGGGCTTGCAGGGTCGAAGAGATAATTGGAGTGCTCCTTAATGCCTAATAACTCAAACGCCCTGGACAAGAGTGCATGACGCTGCTGTGGACCGTAGATGCCGCCGGCCGATGGGTCGTTCGGGTTCATGGTAAATTGTTGATCTAAGGTTAAAAGCCTTTGAGCTTCGGCAGTTTGCTCTTCTGGCGTTAGTGCAACGGCGACTTTCATCTCTGTTCGATGCATCATTTTCTTGGGATCGATTGGCGTAAATTGACCATCGAGCTCGAGCACCTTTTCCTCGTTTTCATATTGCAAAGCAATTCTATAAAGATCGACCAGCAGTGGTGCTAAAAAGTTCTCAGCAAAATTTCGAGCCATCATCATTATGCGACGATTACTCGCGTTCATAAATTGCGTAATAAGGTCGTTAGAGTTTTGCTTGCTTACGACCGTCGAGTCCATGCCTCGAGCCATACGACTCATACCGCTGCGCTGTTCTTTCTCCACCTCGAGATTCTCGATCGCCTGGAACACGGTGCCGGAAAGATTGGGCATAGAGATAGGACGCACAACCGATTCGGGGTTAGGTGAGTTTACATCGATGACGGCTCCCACCCGATTGTCCAATAAGTCCCTGGGGTTTTTAACAAGTGCCAGGTTAGCTATGAACCGGCTGGTGTTAGTCATAAAGGTATGATCGACCACACCTCTTTTAAGGCTTGACTGCGTTTTCTGCAGATCAAACAACACATCTGCCAGGCTCATGCCGTGGAAGCGGTGCGATAAAGGGAATGGGGTGAAATACCGGAAAGGCAATTCGCTAACGATTTCGTAATCGAGTAACACTTTCCTAGAGTGAATGCACTTAATATAAACGCACGCTCGTAATTCATCGTCATACTTTTTTAAATAAGACTCATAGACGGTAACGCTCATTCGATCGTGATCGTCATCCAGGTTGGTATCTTTGCGATACTTGTCGATCGCATCGCGCCCCAGGCTGCCATCGTCATGCAAATCGCGCTCATCGTCCATACGATCAACAACATCAGGGTCATAGCCCTCCTCGAGAAGCTCACCCCGAGTTCGACTAGCACGATGAGAACAAAAATCGGCATCTTCCTCGCTGGTCGCCCTGGGCGATATTAAAAAATCCTCGGGGGCTACGACTTCAACGCAGACTTTGCTTTTATCCACACGCCTTTGCAACTCTCCACTAAAGGACCGCTCACTTCCCTCAACCATTTGGCCGCTTTGCTGATCCATGACTTCAATACTCGAAGACATTTCTTCAACATTTGATATGACCACATCAGGGCTGCTTGCAAGTACGTTAAAATCTGCTTCAGATAAGTTTTCAAATTCCTCCTCCTCATACATGAAATCTTCTTTGTAATAGCGTTTCACAATGCCGGTCTTCGCAATCAAGCCATCATGCAAAACGTCTTGAATAATTTTGGTGCCCTTGTTCTGCCGATAAAAAATCCAATTGACCAGGGCAGTGGCCGACCTGGCACCCATCTCGTCCTCTGCATTTTGAGGTTCAAATTTGCACACATTTTTATTAGCCGAAAAGGTTTCCATCAGTAAACTTTTTACCGACTCAGTGGCATCGAAAACGTCCATCGAAACGTGCTGGGATCGACCCGCACGCTCGTTACCCATCGGCTGCCCGTAATAGTATTTGTAGCCGTTATCTCGACTCTTACCTATCTCGCTCTCGGCGTAAGAGTCGCACTGAGCGATTCTATTCTCGAGGCTGGTTAATAATTCGTTCTCGTCGATTTCAGAAGTCGTATTCATAACTTGTATGTCCTGTCCTTGAGCCCATCATCTCCATCTCGGACTCGTTTTGTCCGAATCGGGTAACCGATACCGCGGCGTATCGCGTGGCATCCATCAAATCATCAAAATCTTTGTGTATTTTCCCTTTCTTTCTGTGATATCGCCTAAATTCTTCGAACCACTGCGTCAAATTGCTAAAAATTCGTAACCGGCCGGTCCTAAACCGCTCGAGCATTTCCATTAATCCAGGCTCGACGTAGTTGGTGCCGTCAGCGTTAGTGAATTTACCAATCATCAGCACGCCCGCCTCTAAATACATTTCAGCCAGGGTCTTACCGCTCCCCTTCTCCGTCGAATCGCCATCGTGCGGGTAGATCATCGGAATATTTTTGCCTCGAGACTTAATCACTGCAGCGTGGACCGCGGGAATCTCACCCTCCTTCTTATAAGCATCGTAAATATAGATGGTGTCGTTGTCGGGGTTATAGGCTGACCACACAACCGTAGTCGGGTGCGTAATCCCAAAGTCAATCGCACACAATTTTTTGTAATGTTTCGGTATTTCAAAGGGTTCTTCCTTAATAGCCTCTTCGGCTATTGGGAATACCATCCCTTCACCCAAAATAGGCACGCCCCTGGAGCGCATCTCCCTTTGATATTCGGGTATCGCGGCTAAAAGCTGATCTTTTGTCTCATCGGTAATATGTGGTGCGTCTTCCCAGGTGACATTCTGCAAATATTGCCCTTGTTGTGGGTTATCCATGAACTGAGAAACAAGCTCAGTCATCCCGTTTTCTGGTGTCATCGTCGCTACCAGGTAACCGCCTTTTCCATCGTTGCCTGTTGCGGTCCTGGTCAAACACTGAGGATAGATGGTTGGGTCCGTTGGCTCCTCATCGATCCAGATATAGTCCTGGCTTGAACCCATTAAAACGTGCTGGCCCTGGGTGTATGACTTAAAACTTACAATCGAGGTATTTCCGGCTGCGTGCAATATAGCAACGTCCCTGGGGAGTTTAGGAGTCCCCATAGCCGGAGTCACTTGCCTTACAAGCCTTTGAGGTATTAAGCCGGATCCGTCAAATTTGCCTTCGGTGAGATAAACTCCCAAAAGCTCCTTAACAATTACATCCCTTAACTGTTCACCGGACACCCCCAGGCACCATATCTTGGTTGGCCTCGAGAATTTTATGCCCTCCCACCAGGACGGATACAAGCCTGTTAGGTGATAGGCGACCTCGGCAGCCTGAGAGATCGTTTTGCCTACTCGGTTTGCGGCCATGAGCATACGCTGCTTGTTGTTTTTTCCAGCGTTATAAAATGTAGATTGCCAGGGGTAAGGCTGCCACCAGGAAAGCCGGTTAGCCGACTTGTGTTTTTTTACGACAGCAATAGCCTCCGCTAATTTTTGCTGCTTTTCACTAAGCTCGGGTACTTGTTTTTGCGAAACCACTTCTGTCATTTAATTAGCTCAGTGTGTATCGATTTATACGCCCCCGTAGCCGCCGCTACAGGAGTCCCATTTTTGCGAATCGAGGTCAAAAATAGCGGTTTTGACACACATTTTGACACACAAGCGTCGTAAGTCATTGATTTATAAGGCATAACGGTTCGACTCGAGATCGATAAGTTCATAAATCGGCCGGATCCAGGCCCGCGTCTTGAATTGATTTAAGCGCAGCCTCAACGTCGATATCGAGCTCTAATTTTCCTTCCACATATTGGTCTACCTCGCTCTTATCCCGCCAGCCGGCGCGGTTCTTAAGGAAAAATATCTGCGCCGAGGTGTTTGGTTTCTCTGGATTTGTGGCCGAGTTGAACAGGGCATTGGTGACGATCTCGATGCCCGCCAATTTCCCAGCCTTTAATGTATCGTCAAATCGTTCATCGTCCTTCTTTCGCCGGCCAATTGTGCTGACGGAAATACCCAGGCTTTGAGCTATCTGTTCTTCGCTTAATCCCATTCGCGCTAGGGTATACAGCTTTTCGTAATTAATGTCTTTCTTATTGCTCACAGCCTTTTAGCCTCCCAGGTGCACGGTTAACCGGTCGATGATATCTCAATTCAACCTCGAGTAGAATATCCAAGTAATTGTTGACGCACAGGGTTGACCCAAATGCACGGGCTGTAACCAGAGCCTGTGCATGAGCCTGTGCACGTTAACCCCAGTGTTTATAGGGCTTTGAGCGACAATGCACAGGTGCACAGGCTGCACAGGCATTTTTTCAAGTCACGGGGATTTATGCACACGGGGCCCTTTATAGCCTTATATTTAATATTTCTATTAGATATAAAGAATAAGCCTGTGCACCTGTGCATACCGCCTGTAAGGCCCGCTACCACTGAGGTTGTCATGCACAAGCCAATCATTAGTTGACCTGTGCACACCTGTGCATATGGGCCCAGCCTGTGCATTGAGCTCTATTTGAGGATATTTGCGCTTTTGTTGACCCAGACAGGCTTACAGTAGGCGGTAATATTGACTTGTTTGTATCGAGAGCCGCGGTCCCTGGGACTCGTCATGTTCCATTCCAGAGCCCTGGCATACTTCCCGCAAGTATACACGCTTGCCCAATAGCTTGTGCTCTCTGCCTGGACCTCGCCATTTAGTACAAATATGAGCGCAAACGCCAGGACCATTAGCAGCGAGGGCGACCACACCGCCTTATATTGGCCTGTCGCTGCTTTAACGCCTTGAGGCGTTCTTTAGCATTCTGCAGCTTAACGTCCTGGTAGGCATCGTAAAGTAGGTAGGATGTGCCTCCCAGCACACCCATGCTAATTACGATAAAGAAAGCGATAGCGAAACCCTTAATCTTTTCTTTGCGTTTCTTACGTGCCAGGTGTGCGGTCTTAAGAAACTCAGCGTGCTCTCGCTCACTCGCTCGGCGTAAGCGAATAGACTCATGGTAAACCTCGGCGCAGCCCGCCATCAGGCATATATCTTGTATCTCACGTTCTTTCGCCTTTAACTGCCGGCGGTGGAGGGAGAGTTGCATTGCCTCTTTCGGCGTGAGGGGCCGTTTCTTTTTAGTCTTGGCCTCATAGGAATCGAGCTTCCCCGCGGCCTCACCAAAAGAAGCGAGAAGTTTTCCAACGTCCTGGGCATTGGCCTTGGACTGCTTTAGCACATCTATGGTTGAATTGACTGCTGACAAAGCTGCAGCAGCCCCCGCCAGCGTTTCGAATATCAAAAAGGTTCTCCGGTTATTAAATGAAAATGCCCCTGGACGGGGGACCGCACCCAGGGGCTACCTGTGGTTTGACCCTACGACAGGTGACGTAGTCATTAGGACGGAAGGAAATCCATGCTGGAAAAAACCGCCCTTGGTCGGAAGTTTTAGCTATCGTATCCTGATTTGTTGCTAACGATATGTAGCATCAGGCTAGACTTGAGTAACTCCATCGCTCCGAGCATTTGCACTGGGTCTTTAGCGTGCCAGGTATCGATCACCTGGTTGTCGCTGGTTAACGCGACTGCAGCAATGCTCTTTGCGTTGTGGCGTTGTATAAGTCCGATAAATTCATCGAGGGTGGCAAGCACATCTAGGTCCATTGGCGGGTTGGTGGCCGTCATTTTGGACTTGGTGAAACGTAATACTTTGCCCTTGTCCTCATCATCCATAAAAAAACTCTGGTAGTCTCAACTTGCCAGAATAACAGAAAGTTGAGAATTCTACCATAGGTTGAAAGTTAGGGCGCGGAGATGATCCCTTGCTCGATCATATCGTGGGCGGTACGGCCGTACCATCCCTGGAGGTGGTGTATCATGCCGCTGGTGACCAGCCACTGCCAGGCAGTAATATAAGTCTCCTCGTCGGCCTCTTCGAGACCCTCGGCAATCATGGTGGCTCGGTACAGATCCATGTCAGTCTCCACAAAAACACGCTGCGATTTCATAATCAAAGAGTTGCATCTGATCACTGGCTATTATTTTAAGCTGATTATAGCTTGGCGAATCTTTACTAAAACGTGCATCTAGCTTGTTCTCTTGCTCAATCCACCAATCAGCTAACTCAGGTTCAAACTCAATAATGCTCTTTCTAATTGCAGCACCTTTAAGAAAGCAAAGATCACAGTTCGACAATGTATTAACACTGGCGTTGGGAAGGTTTAGGTCAAAAGAGTGGTTAGCCCAAAACTCATTTATATCTTGTTTAGTTATTCCAGCATCTGCCAAAGGCATGATTGAGTCATCCCCTTTTGCTCTTATCCTTGAAACTCGTCTTGGCTCATCAGCCCTGATGCCAATGTATTTTGTATGGTTCTTGCCAAAGTAACGCTCAATCGTTTTGATTTTGAGTTCAGATGTACAAAAACGCATCACGCTGTTTGGGAGAAAAGATCGATCATCAATCAAATCAGCAAAAGGTTCTCCGTTTCTTGATGCATTATCATAATTAACTTGCTCATACTTGTACCCCTTTCGGTATTCCAACCAGGTGATAGGTACTTGCCACTGCTTCTCACAGTCTCTGACAAAATCTAAGGTCTGGGGCATTTCTTTGCCTGTATTCGTAAATATCACTTCAGAATTGTCTGGCAATCCACCATGCTCATCTAAAAGCATATGGAGCATGAATGCAGAGGAACGCCCTCCAGAAAACGATATAACGCTGCCTACTTCAGTATCCATGTCATTCATCTAAATAACTCCTCAAATTTTTCCAGGTCAATAGGCTTGCTATCCACCACGTTGTAAAAACAATGATTGCAGTAATATCGCACGGCTCCAGGTATCAGGTTAATAATTGCGCTCTTCGAACACAGTGCGATGTCTGCCCGCTGGGTGCACTTTTGACACTTTCTTTTGTTGTCCAAGAATCGACCTCCTTAAATAAAAATCACTGCGAATGCAGTTATCGATGAGTGAATCACGCAAAGCCTTGGAGCCGTAAGGGCCATCCTCACGGTCCATCCAAGAGCCATGATAGTTGCGGTACTTACTGTTCACGCCTGGGCTTCTTAAAAAACGCCTGGTGCATATTCACAACTTGCCAATCGTTGCGATAGGGGCGAATCATGTTCGCCCTCCGCATCATTTGGGTCCGAGAGCCGGACCCCTTGATAACACCGCCTACTACTAATAAGTACATTAGGCACCTCCCGCTGCAGTCGGTGTGAACGTGAGCCCGTGATCAATCGGGGCCTCCTGGTGCGCTTTCTTAACTGCAGCCTCGAAACTTTTCATCTTTCGAGAATGCATCTGCTGCTTGGCACCAAGGATCAAGCTTTCAATCTGGGGATCAATCGCCTGGTCGAGTACAAACAATCTAAAAGCACGCTTTTGTGCCTCTAACGATTGCCCGCTTTGGCCCCAGTGCTCCTCGACTGCCCATTTGGGTATTGAGAACTCAACGCGAACCGTAACCATTTCTTCGCTCATGCGGCCGCTCCTGTATAAACGTAGGGCTTTTTATAATCACCAAACTTAATGTCGGTGTAGTGAGCCAGGTGGAAATAGTCGGTCATCGAGTCGCTATGGTCGAACCACTCTGGGCCTTTCATTGCGTCGTTAAGCTCATTGATAAAAGTCCCAGCCTCACCCAGCCACACGTTTGCCCTGGGGCCATGAGTGAACGAAAGAGTTTCGCCGGCGTACAGCGACTGTCCCTGGTGCAATGCATCTAAGTCGAGGTCGCCGGACTTAAGCTTAACCACTAACGTGGAATAGTGGTTGATTGAGATGGTGCCTTTAACACCATATCTGTTGAGCACCGCTTTGATAGCCGGAGTTAATTCCTTCTTCTGTTCTTGAGAAATATAAGCCATTTTAGTTTCCTTTTTGGTTTCAATGATAAGTTGATTACCTCAACTCATAGTAGAATTTTACACGAGTTAGTTGAAATGTACAACTTAAGGTTGACTTATTTCAGAGAAAAAAAAAGCCCTGGCCCAAGGGGTATGTAGGCCAGGGCAAAGGGGGCGTTGCAGCACCCCAAGGGAGAGAATTTTTACTCACACACGGGACAAAAATCGTCCGGCATATGCGGGAGCGGTTTACACTCCGGTAAGCTCATTTCCTCATCGAGCTTTTCGATCGGATCATCAATTGGCGGGCTCTGGAACACTTTCATAAATTGAGCTCTCATCGCCGGACTCATACAAATGTCATCTTCTATCTTAAACATCATCACTCCAATTCTTAGGGTCAAAAGGGTCATCGTCCTCGACAGGTGTCGGGACTTCGCTCGGCCAATCGGGCAGTAGCCCGCTCATGGCCTCAAAAATAAATCGGGCACCTTCCAGGCTCTTCACCTCGATGCACCTCACCCTGGCACCGCTCGGCCCCCGCTGTGTTTCTTTTCCGAACATATCGTCATATATTTTTAGCTCTTTCCAGAACTGATTCTCTCTCCTGGGCACCTCAAATTTACTGCGAAGACTCGAACAATAAATCTCGTAGATTTCAGCCTTTGATGCCTCACTGTTGAACTCGACCACATTGCCACCGACTCGGTGCTCTCGTATTTCACCCGAAAGTAAACAATTAAGTAGCCAGGAGTTAACGGTGTTGAGTTGAGAAATCTTTTGATCCTCGAGGGCTTGTGTCGCCGGCACCATGCGAAGATTGAAGCTCGATAGATCAAAGTTTTTTAAATAGTGCAGCAATGCCGACGCACCACCATCGTTGTACCAGGCATCCAGGGCAGCAAAGTATTCGCTCTTTTGTGCCTGGCAATTGCTAACATCAA